CGACTCCTGTAGGTAGTCTTGATGCAATTGTGTCTCGTACTAAGGAATTTCTTTATGTGCAAACGACAGGCAAACTCGGCAGTGGATTTTATGTATCGGGGCATAGAACTTTAGTTGGTACTACGGCAGTAGACGATGCAGCTTATCATTATGGCGTATTTACTTACGATGGTACTAACGGAAAGTTATATACGGATGATGGTGCAGCAGAGGATACCATTAATGATGCTGGGAGTCTTCATAATTACAATACAAATTGGATAGTTGGAGCGAGAGAAGGCCCGGCTTATTTCTTCCCTGGTCTTATTGACGAAGTTCGTATTTCAAATATAGGTAGAAGTGAAGCATGGGTTAAAGCTACTAAAAAAAGTTTATGGGATGATTTGGTAACTTATTCAATTGAACAAACAATATCTCCTGCTTATAAAATAGAAATAGATTGGGATAAAGATGGCGATTTCTATGATACCGATGAAGATGTTTCTAGTAATGTTAAAACAGTCCATTTCTCAAGAGGTAAATCTGATGAATTAGGGAAAGCAGAAGTAGGTCAGTGTTCAATCACCTTAAATAATGCCAATGGGTTATATACCCCATCAAATTCAGGAGGGGATTTATATGGGGCTTTACTCCCCAAAAGACCCATACAAACTTACGCAATTTACAATGGTAATAAGTATGATTTATTCTATGGATTCATAGAAGAAATTATCCCCCATCCTCATAAAACAGAACAGGATTGTATTATCACAGCAGTAGATGGTATGGATTTTCTTTCAAGACATGATATGGCTACTGCTCTTTATAAAGATGCTTTAACAGGGACTATACATGGATATATATTAGATGATGCTGGATGGTCAGCTACTATGAGAACTCTTGACACTGGACAAGATACAGTCCCTTATTGGTATGGGCATGATGTTAAAGCTAGATTTGCTCAAGAGGAAATAGACGACTCTGAACAAGGGTTTTCCTATGTAGGTGGTTCAGGGTATTTTTACTTTGAGGATAGACATCATAGGTCAACTTCAACACATCAGACTTCTCAAGCTACTTTTAATAATACAATGGCAGATATGACTTATTCCCTTAGTCCAAGGAATGTCTATAATATCATCAAAGTTACAGTTACCCCATGGGAATTACAATCTATTACTGAATTATGGAGATTAGACGAAACTCCTATAATCCCTGCTGGTGAGACTTATACATATTGGGGAAATGCCTCTGTTAGTGGACAACCTGTTTTTGTAGATACATGGGCGACTCTTAATGATGGGGATACTGATTATACCGCATCTGGAACTGTATCTGTTAGTCAGACTAATTTTGCTCAAGCAATAAAAATAGTAATTGAAAATACAGATACAGTTCCAGTTACCATCACACTCTTAAAAGCTAGGGGAACTTATTATGATAACTTGACCAAGGTAACTTTGAAAGCTGAAGATTCAACTTCACAAACTGCTTATCAGAAAAGAACCTTTGAATTAGATGGCAAGTATATGACTGACTCTGATAAAGCAAGAGACTATGTAACCTATGCTATTGGAAAGTATAAAGACCCCAGAGCCGAACTTTCAATGAGTGCTATGAATCAGGATACTACTATTCTAGCAAAGATTTTATCCCTTGAAATATCAGATAGAATCACAGTAGTCAATGATGAACTGGGGTTAAACGATGACTACTTTATTGACCACATGGAACATGATATATCAATGAGTGGTAAATTACATACCGTGAGTTATCGTTTAAGCGACACGATTAACGAGGATTTCTGGTGCTTGGATTATTCTGCATTAGCTTCAGTTACAACTAGCGGGCAGACTAAATTAGGTTACTAGATATTGCAATGCGTTGCAAAATGTAAGGAGAGAATATGTATCTTAGTGGAACAAAGCGTAGCGTGGATACTGGTGATACCTATTTTACCGAAATAAGTAAAGAAAATATCTCAGGTAGAAAACTAGCAGTTAGATTCTTACAACGTGATAGAATCTTAAATCTACCTGTATTAGATAAAAAACCTTTAGAAGCCAGGATAGAGTATGCTAGATTCTTGGTAGACTGTCCTAACTGCAACTCTGCCGAATATGCTTTTGAAGATAAATTATTCTTTTGTTCACAATGCCTAAACTCAGATGTAGATGGCAAGGCTCGTAAAGTCAAGATGCCCAAAGATAGAAAACAGATAGAGGTGATTCTAGGTAAACGGGCTATTAAAAATAGGCACTGGTTCCCTGGTGAAACTATAGATGATTTAGAGAAAGAAAATACCTTGCATTTGGAGGTGATATAAATGGGCTGGACAGCACCTAGAACGTGGGTAGCAGGGGAGATTGTAACTGCCTCTATCATGAACTCGGCAGTCCGAGACAATCTTTTATATATAAAAGGTGTAGGGCAAGTTCCTACGATAGAATCAGGACTTACGATAGACAATACAGATGGTGATGAAAGGCTCCTTCTTCCTTTGCTTTCAACCGCAGAGTGTTCTACTGTCTTAAATGCCGAAGGTGAAGTTGCCTTTGATGAACAGACTCACCAGATGAAAGAATATGATGGAACGGCAGTTAGGGCTATAATCTCGGAGGCAGATGTAGATGACACTCCTGTTAATTCTGCAACTACTGTGCCAATAAGTTCTAACTGGGCTTATGACCATATCACTGATGCTGACCAGCATCCCGAATACCAAAAGGAATCCCTATTAACAACCGAAGGAGATATGGTTTATGCTACAGGAGCCTCTGCATGGGCTAGACTAGCTAAAGGTACGGCTTATCAATTGATTAGGATGAACGCAGGTGCTACAGCACCCGAATGGGGACCACAAACGGGAATTACTATGACTCGCAAGACTGCTGATGAATCTGTTAATAATTCTACTGTGTTGCAGAACGATAACCATTTGTTGTTATCTGTAGGAAGCAATGAAGTATATTGGGTTATGCTATATCTTCGAGCTGACTATACAATTGCTTTGGACATTTACATAGATATTGCCTGGACAATACCAGTAGCGGCAGCAATGTATAGGACTGATGCCAATTATCAAGCTGTTGATACTGCAGGTAATGAAGATAATGCTACCGCCGAACAAACTGTTAGTGGTTTATCTACTACTACCAAAGGTATTCTTCTGGAGTATTTATATGTTGGTGGCGCTAATGCAGGTACTATACAGCTACAGTGGGCAATGAATACCGCAGTAGAGACAGACCTTAATGTGAGAACAAACTCGTTCCTTACAGCCTATAAACTCTCATAAGGCATTGGTAAGATTCAAATACAATTAAGGGAATTACTTTAATTATCCCCCTTCCTTTTTGCGGAAATAGAATTGAATAACTAGAGTGAAGCCTACTGTATAGAGCGCACCAAGAATGAACTCGGAGATATTTAAAAGTCCAAACCCTTGACCAATGGCAACAAGAAAACATCCAGTAATAATCTCGACAGCTAACCAATTATTGAATTTCATTTTCCCATCCTATATTATTATTCTATCGCAAATGTAACCACGCTCACCAATTTCAAAGACATTACCAGACTGAGGCTCTACATTTATCCATTTATCTTCTACTCTCGTTAGATTGTAAGCATGATAACCGAAAGGCGTATTGCCTAAAGCTACCCCAAATGTATTAATCCCAAATTCAGCACTTATCAGACCTTTCATTAAGACTGCAAAGTCATCACAATCCATAATAGGTTCTTTGAATTTTGGGAAGGGGTATACTTTTCTAGCATATTTCACAGCCTCTTGAATACCCCAAAGTGTAGTGTAGAAGTAAGGACTATAAGCATCAAATAAACCAAGCGGCACAGATATATTTAGTGTAGTTAATTCATTCTTAACTATATGCCAGTCAATCTCATAAAAGGTAATATCAGGTTTTGATGGCATGTGTTTGAATGTACTCATCCTATCCATTTCCTCCATATTTCAGGTTCCAAAATTTTATCTGCTAACCCATAGAGTATAGCCTCTTTTGGGTCTAACCAAAAATCTCTATCTATATCTTCAAGTATTTTATCACGGCTCTTTTTAACCCCTGCCTCACTAAGTATGTCTACAATCTTATCTTGATAGCTTACCATCAATTTGTGTTGTATAGCAAAATCCTTATAATCACCTCCCATCTGTCCAGTGGCTAGATGTAGCATAGTTTTAGCATGAGGATATAAATACCTTTCTTTGCCAGAAGCCAAAATAAGACTAGCCGCCGAAACACAATAACGCCCTATTGTAATTATTGGCGATTTGATTAATTTCATAGTATCTATAAAAAGAAAGGTAGTATCCAAATCTCCGCCAGGTGAAGTAATTATTATTTTTATGGGGTCTTGCGATAAAGAATCAAGTGCAAGTAAAAGATTTTGTGAATCCATCTCACCAGATATAACACCGCTTAAAAACAATATCCTATGTTCTTGGGTCATGTGTTCCTTGTACCCTGTCATTTGATTATCATCGACTAAAACATCATGTTCACCAACTCTGGCTATTCTCGGATAGAGCATTATTTTAACCTCGCTTCCTTATTTGATATGACGGCAGATTTCGGAATAGTCAGCTTGGCAAAATTTAACCCGAAATCGCTATATGCCATTACTAAAGTTATTTGCTTTTCATCTTCCGATTTGAGATAACCTATGGCTGTAGCTATGGCTAAATCATCTTTATCTTCTCCTTCCCAGCCTTGTCTAAAGTTACTATCATAAAATCTCACCTCTAATCTTTTCATAATCCCCTTCTTTCTTTTAACAATTTGCCTATAGCCTTACCTGCTTTAGCTGCTCTTTTGATAAATGATTGTTGTAAGTCATTTAGAATATCCTCAATGCAGGCATCACGAAATTTACAATCCTTACATTCATATTTCTCTTTTGTTTTAGGGTTTATTGGGCATCTAATTCTTCTAGACATAATCTTCCCCTACAATAAAAATCATGATTAAATAGTCTACTAATCTCGGATTTTTCCAATTTGGTCAATTTTATTGGTCGAGGGGAAAAATCCTTTGTTTTCCCACAGAACCTACAAACCCCTTTATAAGAAGAATCAATCACCCAATAATGAACACACATTTCTAATCCCTCCCCAAGTATATATTCGCTGAAGTTTGCCAGTAATGTTATGACATCTTTGATTCCAGGGTTGGTCAAATAAGATCTTTAATTTACTATTAGTTGCCATGAGTTTAGCTGGTGAATCGTCTATATGAACATCATATTCTCCTTGCCCTTTATCTATTCCACTAAACGGAATCTGCCAATTTATTAACCATCGAGCAAGATTATCATAACCCATATACTTAACTCGGTTAGAATAAATTACCAATTCATAGCCTTTAGCTTTCCATTCTTTTAGGGTTTCAATAGCACCTCTAATTATATTGGGTTTACCAAAAACCTGTTCCTCAAACATTGTATTTATGAGCATAGGAGCAACACCCAGAACATCAGCCAGGTCGTAAGCAAAAATTGCCTGTGTTGTTAAATCAATCCCAAAGAAGTTTTTGACAATCTTAGGAAAATCATACTCACAAATTGTCCCATCCAAGTCCAAACATAGTCGCTTTGTATAATTAGCTTCCTTCTCAAATTCTTGTAACCATATTGGCATTATTGTTGCTACTGGCATTATCCACCTCTATGTAATATTCTTAATATTTTCCAATACACATGAACATCCCTTGCTCTTGTATCAACATTTTCAACACTACCTTGATAACCACGTTCCAAAAGTGATATGCAAGCGTCCTGTTGTTTTAAGGCATAGATAATTGTTACCCCTTCGGGGGTTGCCCAATTCATTTTAGGATATTGTGCCATGATATTAGCAACACGCTTAAAGTTAGCTAATGGGTCATTATCAGAACGATAATCCTGATTTTTAGTATTGTGTAATTCAATTTCTTCTTGTGTTAGTTCATAAAATAATGGATGGCCTTTATTTTCCATTGATTTCATCCTCCGTAATAACATCTAGTTTTACATTCGCTAACTCAAATAACCTTTCTGCTAAAGGAAAATTATAACCAACCTTAGTAGGATTATCACCATCCTTTAATGGAGAATATGAACTTCCAGTCTTTCCTAATACTACTACTCGTTTGATACCAGCTTGAATGATTTCTTTAGTGCAATTTATACATGGTGTGCCACAATAAGCGTAAAGAGTTGAACCTTTAGTGTTGATACCCATTCTAGCAGATTGTATAATTGGATTGATTTCAGCATGAACAGCAGGACAATGTTCCATTCCTAAACTACTACCATATCCCATACGGTGACGAGGGCATTTATCACTTATAAATGATTCAGTATATCGGCCCTTATCATCTCTAGAATCACAATGTGGAATACCCTTTGGAGGCCCGTTGTAACCAGTAGCAATAACATGATTATCCTTAACTAGGACAGCACCTATTTGGCGTGATAGACATTTACTTCTAATCATCCACAATTTTGCTTCTCGCATGAAATGTAAATCCCATTCATATTGTGTTGTATGATTCATTATTTATTCTCCTTGTTTGTTTTTTCATATTCCTCCAATATCATAGCTAAAGATTCCAATATCATTCTAACATCACTTTCTGAATAGTGGTTTTCACTCATAAGGGGATATGCCTTTTTTATTCTATAGTTAGCTATCGTTTGGACACCTTCAATTAAAGCGTCGTCTATCATACTGATACCTTTATCGCCTGAGTTGGCTTATCAGGATACAATTCCCATTGTTTGGAATATGGAGTAAGTAAGTTTATAACTGGTGTAGTCAAATCACTAGGAGGGAAACCCCCTGTTTCTGCGTAACCTCCCCATTTAATAAAACTATTTGTTTTAACTAGCATCTTCCTTTTAGCAGTCACTTTACCAGATAGAAAACCATTATCATCTATCGTACCTCTATTATCAGGCATTAAATAAATCTCAGGAGCGATGTTTACTACGTGGTCATGTGACATTGCTATCAAGTCAGCGTGTATCCAATTAGAAGCCCGCTCCGCCTTTACTGCTTTAGCTGATTTAGTTCTAGCCCCACCATAACCGTGAGTGATATATAGCCAGAATACAAATGGCTTCCCTTTAATGTGATTATTATTATCCCCAAAAGATAACTTATAAAGCATCCCCTCCGGCCTATAGGGGATATTTAATTTCTCTGCAATGTAATCTGTAATATCTGTTCCGGCTGATTCATATATTCTATTCTCATGGTTTCCGGTAGTAGTGCCTAGAATATAATCTTTTATCGGCTCTAACCATTCTACAACCTGTTTTTTCTGGTCATCGGGGCTTCCAACCTGCTTAAATATCTCACCCTTTGAGGTCTTTATGACACTTTCGCACAAATCTCCATTCAAAAAGCAATAGGTGTTATCATTATTCTTGATAAAATCTACTGTCCTTTGAAAGTGTTTATAAGAAAAGTAAGGATTGCCATAATGCAAATCAGAGATTATAACTAACTTTACTTCTCTGATGTCTTTAGACAATACCTTGCCAAACCAACGTAACTCGTTACTCAAAAGAGCCTCCTATCCTGCCATTTTAAACATCGTTTACATTGTCTGGTGATTTTATTTCTATAAATGGGATGTTGTTTCCATTTTCCCCATCTATGCAAACCGAATTTACACCACATCTCTTAATTCTCCTACTTTCATTTTATAACATTCCATGATATTTGTCAAGTCGTTAATATCATATTTTTTAATTTCTCTTGCCTCTCGTTCTAATATTTCATCATATCCCTCCCCATATAATTTAATGATAGCCTTTCGGTATTCTAATTCATTGCCATATTTCCAAATATTACATTGTTTACATTGAGCATGGACACCCTTTTCAGAGAATAGATTACTATTATGCCGACCAGGGCGGAAATGTCCAGCTTGTAATTCCTTGAAGGGCTTTTCAATCCCACAAGTAATGCACTTTCCCCTATCAAGAGTTCCGGTAGTCGCTAGGCAATCCCTTGTTCTAATAAACTGACTAAAAGCATACCAAGCTCTTTGTTTAATTGTTTTCTTTGAGGGTTGTTTAACCTTTCTAGGTCTCATAGTACTACTTTTCATATATACCCCTTTATTTAGTTATTGTGG